AACAATCTCAAGTACATTCCCATCACCGTCGCGGTTAACCACGTATCGGTTGAGAGGGAAATGCTTCAGACCATTCTTGCCGTAGAACAGTAGTGCATTACCAGCAACAATCAAATTCTTGACTGCTTGGTGTACAACTACTCGATCACTAGAGGCATTGATATGATCCATAATCATTCTCTCAATTTTAGAGAATGACAATTCCAATTCCGACTTAACTTGTGGATCAAACATTTCTCCAAGCTTTTCGTCTCTGACTTGAAGCTTGAAGAATGCTGTTTGAGGAGGCAGCAACGCCAGCATCAGTTTCGATGCAAGGTTAGTTACTGCCTTTGCTCCAACGGATTGCCAAGGAGTCTTCAGAACACGATGGCTCTGACGTGAATCCTCATCATCATGGATTAAGTACGGAAGAGTGAGACGGCTACATTCTTTAGCAACATCCAGGAACTGAGATCTGTTGCCACGTAATTGTTGGTACCGCTCTCTTGCTTTCATTAGGTAGCAACTCCGGTACCGCCACCGGTTCCACCGGACAGGTTTGTACCAGTCCTAGGGATCCGAAGCTGACCACTACCTTTAGCTAGTTGTCCGCGATCTTTCTTACGCTTCTTACCAGGCTTAAAGGTTGTACCGCCTTCATCACTAACCAAGTTCTCTACACGCCGTGGAGGCGGTGGAGGAGCAGGTGCCGGAGGCGGTGGAGGAGGCGGTGGAGGTGCTTGATATTGAGGTTGCTGCGGCGGCGGCGGAGGTGCCGGCCTGCGACGGCGGCGTCGTCTTCCACACATAGTTATTCTTCCTTAAGACGATTGTGTATCCATTCAATAACTGATCGCTGACCAGACCTATACATAATCGTAGAGATCGTGTCACCAGGACCAGGGTTTGTGGGTGGGAACAATTCATCTAACTCATTGATAATTGCATGGGCTTGAATCCCAAAAGCCTCAATCAGTTTGACTTCATGCATATTGTGGGAGGTTTACATTGCTGTGCTCAAAGAACGATGGCATCCGAGCTGATCGTGTCTGAGAAAGTTCAGGCGCTTTGCCTTCATACATCAGACGATCGCTGGAATCCATCCAAAATTTTTTACTTAAAAATCTATCGGTGTTATGTTCTTTGAGCGGTTGCATAACCCAAGAGATAGTTGCTTTACGCAACTTGTCGAGCGATGGAGAGTAGTCGATACCTAGTTCTTTGCAGACCAAGGTGTTCGTTGCTACGTGGATCTGTTCATCTCGGCTGATATCAGCAGAAATTGTCCTCAGTCCAGCGTCTCCACAGAAGCGAAAGAACGGGAGGAGAACAAAGAAGATGCTTCTCTCCAATACCATTGCTTTGCATACGGTGTGGTCTGGGTGATCTTCCCAAGCTTGTCTAAGAGCATCTGCTTCTGCTTCAGCTTTTGAATCAGTACCGATCGCTCGTGCTGCATAACCAAGTGCTCTGTCATGGTTTTCCTCATCTAGTACGTTCATTAATAGGATTTCTTGAGCTGCTTCAGGTACTTCGCCCTTAAGACCAGCAGTGATAAATTCACCTACTGGTAGCTCAAGATTCCTAAGGGCAAGGGCACGGAAGACTGCTTCTTCCGCACCTTCTTTTAGTGTGCCAGCTGTAGTTTGTACTGGCGTCCACTTACGCTTACGCGCAATAAGTTTGTCATAAGGAGTCATTCTGCGCAATCACATTGAGGTTCTTTATTAGTCTCCAACAAATGTGAAAGGTAATCATCTACATCAGACTGTTCAAGTGCAGCATACGCATCACTCTTGTCCTGTACATCACCCATCACTTGGAGCGAGTAATACAAGCTTGTTTGAGGAGACTTAAGCCACTCTTCAATGAACGCATTGTCATAGGTCACAACATCACTCCAAGAGTTGAAGCTGTATCCGTGAAGAAGTCCTGTTTTGTCAAGCATAATCATGAGCTGGTCGGCTACTCGTTTGTAGTTCTCCCAACCAACTTCACTGGCAATCTCTACATCGCCATAGTCAAAGGTTTGGACACCAAAGGTACCGCTGTCACGATCAACCGTGCGTCCGATGGGTGGTGCGATCTCAGGACAGGCTGTGTACCCATCGAGATCAGTGCTGCGGTAGCTACAGGAGGCAGTAGGAGCGATAGCAAAAGCTCGCACCATCTTGTGACTCCTAGCTACTTCCGCAGCTTGTTCAATTCCTGCTCGCATTTGATTAGCAAGAACACTAGCAGGACTGTTATCAACACGTTCAGTATTAACATGTTCTAATGCCTTACCGAATTGCTCATAAGTAACGTCATACCGACGCAAAAGATTGGCAAGCCCTAAGACTCCCAATCCGACTTGTTTGTCGATTGATGGGTCAAGGTATTCTCCACTTGCTCCGACACCTGTTGTTGGATGGAGAGCGCACAGTTCTGACATACCGTTAACGAAAGCGTAAGGGATGTCGTCCGCGTTGCAGGAAGCGAGATTAACATGTTGGAGCAGGCAAGTTCCGCGTGAGGGCAGATATACTTCCAGGCATACATTTCCTCTGATTCGTTTTCCATCTTTGTCGTACCTAATTTTGTTTAACCAGATGTCTCCTTTCCGAATCCCTTGAAGGAGTTCTTCTTTGTTGGGATACTCTGCCCAGGATTCTTCAGTGAGATTGATACAGCGTTTGACCCAAGGCAATTCATGTCGTGGTGTTTGGATAAATTCAAGTGAATCAGGGTGGTCGATATCCAAGTGCAATACGCAAGCACCATTCCGATAGGTGCCGCCTCTACGCAAGATTTCATTCAACGTAGAGTAGATTTTACCGAAGGAAACAGGGCCACTGGCTACCAGTTCATCGTTTCCTTTTGTTGTCACCGTACCTTTTGGTCGGAGGTTTGATAGGTGCACAGCTACGCCTGCTCCATGCCTCAAAGCATGGGATACAAAGCGCCAGCTGGCTTCAATACCATCACTACCTTCCATACTATCTTCCACAACAAAGACAGTGCATGAAACAGGTAAACGTGAGGTGGGATCGTCCATCCAGGACTGCACTCGTCCAGTGCGAGAGATAAGATTAACCATTAAACTAAGTCAGACAAATCGGGTGGTTGATAGTTAGGTCCTTTCAGGACTTTTCCATCTTCTCTTTTAATAGGCTTACCATCTTCACCTAGCTTTGACATATTGCTTCGGTGAACACGGCGGAGGGCTTGCTCAAGATCCCAGTCCATGTTCTCAGCGTACTGAGCACACACATAAACAAGGTCGGCAAGTTCTTTCAAACACGCCTCACGATCTTGAGGGTGCATGAGAATCATGTTGGCATCTGCTTCGAGGAACTCTTTGAATTCCTCAACGATCAAATTCTTCTGCCGTGATCTCCCATTCAAATGGTTTTGGATCCCGTACGCTGAGCGGAACTCGATAGCTTGGTTCGAAAGTAGTGACATATTCCAGTTCGTTTTGTAGATAGTGAATAGCTTTCTCTAGGTCTTCAACATAGTTATCTTTGAAACCAGCTCGGCAGATATACTTGACTGCATTACCTAGGTGGTAGGGTAGTTCTTGATCACGAATAAAGTCCCATACTTCGATGGATCCTCGTCGGTAGTAGGTGGGTGAATTGGCCATTCTTTTAGCAGTTGCTTTATGGTGTTAGTAAGGGCAAAGTTCTGTCGCTGCAGAGCCATGAGAACAGTAATGATGTCCTCTTTATTTGCTTCTGGCAGAAGGTCTTGCAATTTACGCAGCTGAAAACTTTGCTCCATGGTGGGCTCAGTTACTGGCATCGGAGGGAGTCCATAAGATTGGTTCGTGTTGTCCGAGGTCATACTCTTTAAAGGTAAGGATCTTTGCTAGTCGTGCATTCTTCAGAGCAATCTCTTCATCAAGATCCTTCTCTGCAAAAGCTTTGACTACAGTTGACCAGGAGTAACCTTCAGTATTAAATAATGCAGCTGCACGCTTAACACCAATCCCAGGTACGCCTGAATAGCCATCTGTTTGGTCGCCAGAAAGTGTTTGGATGTAGTGCCACTGTTTTCCTTCCTCAGGCGTGATGTCCGTGACAGTATCCAAGTCATATAACTTTCCAGGTATTTGCCTCATGTCTTTATCAGGAGACACAATCACGTTGCCTTCATGCAAGGTTGCGTAAATCCCGAGTGCATCATCAGCTTCTAGCTGTGGCATACGAATTACCTCGTAGCTTTTCTCTAGTTCCTGTATGACACGTCTATAACCACAGGGCTTTTTTCT